TCTTACGTAAGTGGTCGTAAGTTTTGGCATATATCAAAGCGTTTAAGTGGTGATGCACACAGATTAGAATATTATTGGTATGATGGCAGTTTTGCATCTAAATATATATTTACAACTGGCGGTAACTTTAGTGCTGTTGGTTCTATAACTGCAAGTGGTGATGTAATTGCATTTTCAGATAAAAGAGTTAAAACAAATATTAAAACTATTAATAATGGTTTAGAAAAAATATCTAAATTAAGAGGTGTTAGTTACAATAGAACTGATATTGATGACAAGTCAGATAAAATTGGTGTTATAGCTCAAGAAGTTAAAGAAGTATTGCCAGAGGTTGTTAATTACGATGATGAAAAAGATATGTTTGGAGTTGATTATGGTAAAATGTCTGGTGTATTTATAGAAGCTATAAAAGAATTAAAAACTGAAATTGATAGTTTAAAACAAGAAATAAAAAAATTAAAAAAATAATTTATGGCTTGTCCAAATGTTGCAAATGAACAAATAACAATGCTAAAAACAGCCAGGGAACGTACTGGTGCTGGTTATACATCTAGTTTTAGCATAACAAATCCAATATATATGAGTGATTTACAAAGAGTTAGCGGTGGCAATTCTAGTGGTTCTGGTAACTCATATCCAGCGGTAAATACTTTAAATCCAATAAACAACCGCCCAGATGGTGAAAATCCATTGAGGTTTGAAGAGTTTAGCGAATATAACCAAAATGTAACTAGAACAGCGTTTCAGTTTATTTATAGTTCATCATCCAGCTCAAATGCTTGTACAGCTGGTTTGCCTAGCGGTACAACTTATTTTCATACTGATACAAATAATTTAGTGCCTGATAATGGTACTGGTATTTATTATGCATATACAACAATAAGCGGTTCACAAGTTGCATCGGCTGGTTATTATGCAATTTACAGTAATGATAATTTGCCAGTACCAACTGGTAAATGGATGCAAGTTAATAGTGAAGGAGCAATTATTGGCGTTGGTAATTGTTAAAATAATTGTTTAAATTTGTAAAAAAATATATTATGGCAAATACATACAATTGGAACATAAATCAAATGAGTGCTAAAATACAAGAAGGTGAATTACAAAATGTAATATGGTTAATTAATTACAATTATATTGGAAAAGATGAATCATCTACACCAGTTATATTTGCAAGTATTAGTGGTAGCGTTAGAGTTCATTACAAAGAGGGTGATCCATTTATACCTTATGTTGATTTAACAAAAGAAGATGTTGTTGGTTGGTTAGAAGCATCTGAGGATCTTAATATTGAAGGCATGAAAGAAAATTTAGACAAACAAATTTACGATCAAAAAAATCCAGTTGATGAAAATTTATACCCTAACTGGGATTAATTAATAATTATAAATAAATAAAAATGAGCAAACTAGAGGAAAAAGAATTAAAAGATCTACAAGACAACAGAAATGAATTAACTAATGCCACCCTAAATCTAGGGCAAATCTCAAGGGCATTAAAAGTCATGCCAAAACAAGAATCTAATTTACATTCTAAAATTGATGAATTAGAAAAAAAACAAAATGATATGGCAAAAGAAATTGAGGAAAAATATGGTAAAATTTCTATTAATTTAGAATCTGGCGAATACGAAATGATACCAGAAAAAGAATAAACATGGCTGTTATAAATGCCACTAGCTTTTTATTATTAAAAGATAATACAGTTATTGGCCATTCAACTAACACAGATTTTAACATTAATTTAGATTTACCAGATGCAACTACAAAAACATCTGGTGGCTGGTCCGAGGTTATACCAGGTGTTAGATCTGGCGATTTAACTTGCGAGGGTTTAACTAATTACAGCAATACGTTAACATTTAATGAATTGGCCGACATGATTATAACTCGGCAAAAGGCGGTATTTTATTTTAAGGATACAGTAAACCCAAGATTAATTGTAAGGGGTGATGGTTTTATTGAATCAGTTGATGAAACCGCTGAGTTTGAAAATGCAACAACTTTTAATGTAAAAATAAATTTAACTGGTGTTGTATCTGTAACAGATCCTAGTGCTGGTTTGACATGGGAAAATGTATTTAGTAAGTGGGAAGATTTGGCCACAAACTGGGAATCTGTATAATTTTTTATTTTGTATATTTGTATAAATTTAATAATTAAAATTACAAATTATGGCTACAACTGGAGTATTTTCTGGAACTAATCTACTTTTAAAATTTGCCGCTGGATCTAGTTCGGCTGTTGCAATAGGGCATTCAACATCTTGTTCACTTTCACTTTCTAATGATTTGCCAGAAGCAACTACAAAGGATAGTGCTGGATTTCAAGAGGTTATCGCTGGTGTTAAAAGTGGTGAAATAAGTTTTGAGGGTTTAGTCGCTTATGATGATGCAAATAATGCTATTCAAGCCGCTGATTTATTGATTGCTAGAACTAAAATTAACTGGACATTTGGAACCGCTGAGAGTGGTGATGCTGTATATTCTGGTAGTGGGTTTTTGTCTAGTGTTGAAATGAGTGCTGAAATGGAATCACCAGTAACATATTCTGGATCCATAACAGTTACTGGAGCTATTGCAAAATCATAATTGAACTAAAATAAAAAACTGGGATTAGCTTAAGGAACTAATCCCATAAATCTTAACATAATGGCAAACAAGAAACGAGGGTATTACACCCTAAAACTAGGCGGTAAAATGCGAACTATGCATTTTTCAATGAATTTCTGGAGCAACTTTACTGAGCAAATGAATATATCACTTGATAAAATTGGTGAAATTTTTGAGGGCGGAATGTCTATTAAAGGCATTAGAGCATTAATATATTCTGGTTTACTAGCTCATGATCAAGAACAAGGCAACGAGCCAGATTATAATGAATTTAAGGTTGGAATGTGGCTAGAGGATTTTGATTCTGAAAAATTAAATGATGTTGTAAATGCAATGATGCAATCCAGGATTTTAGGCAATGACCTAAATATGGGTGTTGCTAGAAATATTAAAAAAACCTCAAAACCTACAAAAGAGGGAAAGTCAATACCCAGCTAACTTGGGATAGTTTATTAGATTATTACATTGGACAAGCTGGGATAAATCCAGATAATTTCTGGAAAAACACATGGAAAGAAAATCACCTAATTGGTGAATCCCACATGATACAATCTAATATACAATGGGAACAAGTCAGATATATTTCATCCATGTTATACAATGTAAATTGTAATAAAAGAGGGCAAATGATTACACCAGAAAAATTATTCCCTTTGCCTCAAGATGTTTATTTACAAAAAGGCAAACCAAAATCCACAAAAATAGATTTAGAAGCATTCCAAAAAATAATTGCATCAAAAAAATCTTTAAAATAGATGGGTTATTTTTTTTGTATTTTTGAATAAAATTAGATTAGATGGCAGATAGTAAATTAAGAGTACAACTAATTGGCGATTCATCGAGATTAACTGGTTCACTAAATTCAGCAAGTGCAAGATTAAGCAAGTTTGGGAAAAAAATATCTAGCATTGGAGCTAGTATGCAAAGATTTGCATTACCATTGGCAATTGCTGGTGGTGCCGCAATAAAAATGGGTGTTGATTTTGATAAATCAATGACACAAATTAAATCTTTGGTTGGTGTTGCTGGTGATGCAGTTGATGAAATGGGAAAAAAAGCCAGACAAATGGCTATTGATACTGGTGTTAGCAGTACAAAGGCGGCTGATGCTTTGTTCTTTATAACATCGGCTGGTTTAAGAGGTGATGAAGCAATGGAAGTTTTAAATGCATCTTTAAAAGCTAGTGCGGTTGGATTAGGTGAAGTGGCAAATATAGCCGACCTAGCAACATCAGCAATGAATGCCTATGGCTCAGATACTTTGTCAGCTAGTGGTGCTACCGATGTACTGGTTGCCGCTGTTAGAGAGGGTAAGTTATCAGCCGAGCAATTATCTGTTTCAATGGGATCTGTTTTACCAACAGCATCCGCATTAGGAGTTACATTTAATGATGTTGGTGCGGCAATGGCGGCAATGTCAAGAACTGGAACCGATGCGGCCCAGGGTGCTACTCAATTGAACTCTATATTAATGGCAATAACTAAAACTGGGCCAGGTCAAGATAAGGCATTCAAAGCAATGGGTTTATCAGCCGCTGGATTAAGACAACAAATAAAAGATGAGGGTTTATTAGCGGCATTAGGAAGTTTAAAAGAGGGTATTAATGGCAATACCGAAGCGGCAACACAAATTTTCCCAAACATTAAAGCATTAAAAGGTGTTTTAGATTTGACTGGAAAGGGTGCGGCTGATAATGCTACTATATTTAAAAACATGGAAAATGTTTTAGGCGATACACAAAAAGCATTTGACAAAACCTCTGAAAGTGCAAGTTTTAAATTAACAAAAGGTTTAAACCAGGCAAAAGAATCATTTGCACAAATGGGTGCGGTTTTATTAGAAACATTATTACCAGTTATATTACAATTTGCTGGATTTATAACTAAATTATTTACAGCATTTAACAAATTAGATGGTAGCACACAAACATTTATTTCAGCACTTGGAGTTTTAGCAATTACATTACCAACAATTTTAACATTATTTGGTAGTTTGTTAACAGCAATAGCGGCACTAACTGGGCCAATAGGTTTAACAGTTTTGGCAATTGCTGGAATTGCAACTGTAATCACTAAAAATTGGAGTGAAGTCGCACCAGTTTTAGTAGGTTTATATAATCAATTTGTTGATTTATATAATTCAACTTTAACATTAAGATTAGCAATATTTGGATTAGGTGCAATATTTAAATCAGTTTTTATAGGTGCAAAAACTTTAGTTTTAGAGTTTAGTAATTTATTTACTACTATGTGGAAACTTATTAAAGAATTTTCCGAAAAGGGTATGGATGGCGATTTTTTAATGGTTTTGGCGGAGGGTTTTAACAAAGGCGAAAACATAGCAAAAGATGGTGCCCAGGAAATTGGTGATGCCTTTGTTGATGGGTTTGTTGGAGCTATCGGATCTAAATTAGAACATAAAACAGTTGAAGGAGTTACAAATTCACTTAAAAATGTAGCTTCTAAAACAAAAGGATTAATTTCTAGTTTAATTAGTGGCGATGGATCTGGTGGCGGTGGTGGTGGTGATAAAAAAGAATCAAAAGGTTTGCAATCGGCTGGGATAGTAAGTGTTGGTATGGATCCAGTATCTGTTATGACACAAAGCATGAAGGATAATAAACCAGCATTAGATGCCGAATTAGCTGGGATAGGTGCTTCATTAACAGCAAATTTATTAATAAACCAGGAAAAAATGTTAGCATTTAAAGAAATTGGTTTACAAATGGGTGAATCAATAAAAGGCACA